TTAGCTCAGTTGGGAGAGCACCTGCTTTGCAAGCAGGGGGTCGTCGGTTCGAGCCCGATAAGTTCCACCATCATCATGGCTGAGTAGCCCAGTTGGTTAGAGCATTCGGTTCATACCCGAAGTGTCGGCAGTTCGAGTCTGCCCTCAGCCACCAAAAAGTGAGATGCCGTCGAAGAAATTCGGCGGTTTTCTTTACCCTGTGAAAATAGCCGTCGTATAAATTTCGTATAAAATTTCGAAATTCTATCTTTTTCATCAACGCAAAAAGCCAACCTTTGCAGATTGGCTTCTCGCAGCGAGGAAGGAGAGCCTTTATGGATCCGTTGGGTTAGACTACACCATCACGCCAGCGCTGCCAGTGCAGCTTCGGGCTTACTGATTTAGTGCTCTCTTTGGTGTCCAAGACTTCACCTTCATCGTATCGTCCTTGGGGAGTTATGGCAACGCAACGAAAAACCACCGCAGAAGAAGCGGTGGCCACGGAGGATCGCAATGGATGAACAATCACATCGCTAACCTAAAGTTAGCATGGGTTGTTACGCATATGCAATCGTTGTAAAAGTGATGGTGTAGCGTTCTGGTACTTGCTCGACGTTCCCAACGATCTCGTAGGTGAAGCTTCCGCCTCCCATGACGATCTCGCTCTCGTAATAAAACGAAAGGCTTTGCGAGCTTGAAAGGAACACCTCTGCGGTGACTTTTGCCTTGCCCTTCATCTCGCCGCCGTTCTTCGCGATGCCGGAGAAGCGGACGTCATAGTTAGCGTCGCCGACCTTTGTGCATTCGCCAGCCACGGTCTCCTGCACCAAATAGAAGTGGGGGAGCCTATCCTGCTGCTGTTTGTCTTTCACTGCGTTGACGATGGCGAATATGGCCATGACCACGAGGACGACGCCGACGCCTCCGCCCACGAATAGTCCGATCGTCTTTGCCCGACCGATCATCTCTGCTTTTTGTTTTCGTTTCATTTTCGGCACCTCGCATTTTTATAACAAACGTATGACATTAAGCTCTCGGAACTTTCGGGAACATCTCTTCGATCATCGCCCTGGCTTTCTCTTTGGTGGCGAGGTGGTTGTAGACGTTCACGTCGACCATGACGGTGTGTCCTAAGATCTGCGCGATGACTTCCGGGCGATAGCCCATCAAATGCGCGTTGGTGGAGAAGGTGTGCCTCGCCGAATGTGGAGTGACAACGGGGACGCCAGCCGCCTTGCAATAGGCCGCCAAGCGCCTCCGGTACGCGGACCCGTCCATTTGCCGGTTCGCCTTTATTCCAGGGAACAGGAAGTCTTCTGGACGGAGCATGTGGTCGGAGATGTGGTTGGCCAAAAGCGATGCGATTTCCTCGGTGATTGGAACCGTCCTGTAGCCGTGCTTCGTCTTGGTTCGGTTGAACCGGCGCAGGTTCCCGTCCTCGTCCGGAGCGACCGTGTTCGAGATGGAGATCTCCCTTTGTGGCACATCGACGTCCGAAACAAGCAGGGCCAAGGCCTCATTGATTCGGAACCCTGCTTGGAACAGGAGCTTCGTCAGCACATAGTCCATAGATTCGACGGGAATGGCGGCTATGAGGGAATGCACCTGCGCGATGCTCAAAGCGACAGGAGGGCGCTTTCCTTGCGTTGGAGAGGCATCTCCCGTGTCCTTGAACCTCTTCATTACGGCGCGGCAGTGGCGGTACTCGTCCGAGTCCGTCATGTAGTCGTTCTCGTATGCGAAGTCGAGCATCGCCAGATAGAACACAACCGCCCTGTTCTTGTCGACGGTCGGAACGGGGTATCCGTACTGCGTCATCGCGTTTTGAATGTTGTCCTTGATGATCCTCGCCTTTTCCTCGGTGAAGCATTTGGAGACGGGCAAGCCTTTGAAAATCGGATTGAAGTATTTGTTCATCATCGGCCTATCCTTCGAGTACCAGGTGTTGCCCTTGACCTGATGCGAAAGGCGTTCTTCCTTCCATCGCTCGGCGAAGTCTTCCCAAAGCGACAACTGACGGCCGTATTTCTTGAAGCTTTGCTGGCGCGCCTTCGCATCGATGGCGGCTTGCAAAACGGAAGAATATGCGGCTTTTGCGTCGGATTTAGTGCGAAAGAACTGTTTACAAACATGGATCACCCCAAACTCTGGGTGCGTGTAGCATTGGTTGATCTTCCATCCTTTGCCCTCGACGTAGTAGAACGGGGCATCGGCATTTGAATTTGCGGTCTTTTTCATGGTATTATTACCTCGGTATTCCAATTGATTTGCGGTCATTGAATATCAGCACGGGCGGCCGTGCTTTTTATTTTTCGAACATCGTCTTTATCAGCACCTCCAGTTTCTTCAGATCCGACAAACTCATGAACATCATCATGTCGGATAATTCGTTCCTGAGAGATCTGTGCTCGTCGGTTTCCGTTTCCATAGGAACGTTCATTCCCATGAGCCAGGCGATGGAAACGCGGAAGATCTCGGCGAGCTTTTGCATGTGCTCGAACTTTATCGTCGCGATCATGCCTTCTTCCCATTTACGGACGGTGGAGCGTAGGACTCCGCACTGCTTTGCGACCTGTTCAAGGGTCATTCCACGTTCCTTTCGAATCATTTTGATTCGTTGCCTTGAGATCTGGCTTAGGTTGGATTGTTCTTCTTTCATGGTTTTGTCTCCGCCAAAAGTATAATTAAAAGTGTCTTTTTCGACAACAAAAAATCAAAAAGTGACAAAAAAGTGTTGCAAAAGAACACGACACTTCATAAGATTTGTGTGTCGCAAAAAGACACAAACGAAAGGAGACCTATGAACAAAGAGCCGAAATACATCGTTGACTCCAACGCTCTCGCCTCAGAGATCTTTGCCGCCGGGTTCAACATCAAGACCTTTTGCGAACACATAGGCATGGAACGAGCGAAGTTCTCGCGAAAATCGAAGGGATTAGTTCCGTTTAACCCCTCTGAAATCGCCTTGATCCAGCGTTCTTTGCACTTGTCCGCATCCAGGACTTGCGACATTTTTTTACGCTATTGAAGTGTCCTAAAAAGAAACAACTCAAGGAGTTTCAGCCATGACCGCAAATCAATTGGAAAGCCTTCTTATCAAGCCCGTCTGGGATTATGCCGACGTGATGCTTTACTGCAACTGCTCGGCTAAGACCGCATACGAGATCATCGAAGACCTGCGCGGACCCGATCCGTTCCATAAGAAAGACGGTTGGTGCGACATGCCGAGGCACGTTCGCAGGAACGCAATCCTCGCGAAGTTCGCAACCGACCCTCAAACGGAGATGGGCATCGCCATCATCGCCAGGATAGCAACCTCGTTCATCCGTCGCCTCGACGTGGCTATGGAAGGAGGCGATGCCTGATGTCCGAATACTCGAAGGACAAATACTACTTCGTCAAACTGCCGAAAGACTTCTTCCAGTCCCACAAGATGCGTGCTCTGGAAGGCGTTCCTGAAGGCAAGAACTACGAGCTGATGTACCTGAAGCTCATATGCGAGTCCGTGAGTCACAACGGCTACCTCCGGTTCGACCCCCAAACGCCCTACACGGTCGAGATGATCGCTGGCATCACCAACACGCCGATCGACACCGTCCGCGTCGGACTCTCGGTCCTCCAGAGGTTCGGCCTCGTCGAGATAAACGAAAGGGACACCATCTATCTCCCGGAAGTTCCTGCGATGACCACCTCAACCACCGAAGGCGCGCTGAAAAAGCAACTGCAAAGAAGTGGCAAGGGTGGACAGGTGGCGGACATTCGTCCACCAAGATACCTAAGAGACTTAGAGAGTAATAGAGAACCTAGAGAGACTACAGACTACGTTAACACTCCGTCTTCCGTCTCCCCGTATAAACCAGTGTCAACAAGTAAAAAGCAGAAGGGGCTTCTGCGAATCATGACCGAGGTCGGATTCCTGGATGAATCGGAAACCGAGGATCCCCAATGGGACGACCTTCTCGATGAATTCGTCAAGAACCGTAAGGCCGAACTTGGGGATAGGCAGGGGTACGTCGACGCGAAGATCAAGGTCGTATATGTCCTCAAGAGCGTCTCATCCTACACGAGGTGCGGCGTGGACGCCAACGACAAACCCATATTCCGATGGATCGTGGACGAGGCCCGGTTGAAGGGCATCGGTTCCAAATACCCTTGGTTCGAAGCTGCGCTGGAAGGCGCGGTGCGAAACCAAATCGACGCCGAACGGGTTGACGAAGAGCTTCGGAGGATGCTCGACGAGGACCCGACCGAAATCTAGGAGAAAAACAATGACCGCAATCATTTCCGTACCGCTTTGGATCTGGCTGGCATGTGGCTTGGCCCTGCTGATCGTCGGATTCCTCACCGGCTTCCACATCAAGAAGGACTCGGACAACCGCCCCGCCAAGGAGCGGAAGCCAAAGCCCGAGCCGCTGCCGAAAGGCTGGGAAAGGTGGGACATATGAGAACCACCGGCAGGAATCCGGACGAGCTCGATCCCATCGTCCGCAACCTGGAGACGTTCGCAAGGCTCTACAAGGAAGAGCACAGCCAGTTCTCCAGGGCCGGCTACAACGCCCTGATGGACGCCATCGTGACCATCAACCGCGCCAAGCGGCAAATCACATCCTATCCGAACGTGGGCAAGCGCCACGGCAAGTGAAAGAAGGAATACCACCATGCAAAGCGAAACCGAAACCATTCAGACCACCAACCAAACAAAGCCCGCCGAAGCGACCCCCCCAGCGCACGTCCCGATGACCAAGGAGGAATTCGAGAAGCGCGCCGAGGAGCTGCGCCAAAGCGCGGCCGAACCGGCGAACCCCCTAACCCCGATGCACTGGGCGTTCTACCGCGTAGTCCGCGAGAACACCCTGGCCGGCAATCCTCCGCTCACCCAGCGCCAGGCCGTCGATCTCGTCAACGCCGAACTGGCCAAGCGCGCCAACGACGATGGCGAAAGGCTTGTCTATGTCGAGGACGACGCGAACCATTGCCGCAAGCTCTGGGACCTTGTCCAAGACCTCATCAATTCGCCGGAGGTCGAGAAGATCGTCGTCCAGCAGAAATACACCTACTTCCTCGGGAACGAGTACGAGACGCAGTGGTACCGCACCAAGCTCTATTGGGACGGTATCAAGAAACTGGTCCGCGCTGCCCGAGTGGCCGCCAAGGCCAAAGCCAATGGGCAGGGGAGGCTCATCAACTGCCACGGGCGGCTGATCACTGACGAGGATCTTCACTTCGTCGAATCCTTCCCGCAGATCAAGAAGGAGGAATCTCCCAATGACCAAGCGTGAGATGGAACTGAAGATCCACGAGCTGGAGGCCGAGAACATGCGCCTCGTCCACACCCTTGCGGACATCAATATGCAATTGGTGTGCCTCCGCAAGAAGGCCGTCATGAGCAAAGGCGTGATAACGCACCTCGGCGCTCCATGCACGCCGGAAGAAGGATCGTTGATCCGAAAGATGATGGAGGTCATTTGAAATGGCGAAGAAACGAACCACTGAAGAGCCTGAAGAAACTATCTCTGAAGAAGAACAAGAAGAGCAGGAAACAGGCGGTAAGAAACAGGGCAAGACCATCGAACTAGATATGACGATGGATCCTGCCGAACGGCTAAGAGTCGAAATGGAAGCGTTGGCCGAAAACGACCAAATGAGACTTGTTGCGAAGAAGCTTCTCGATGAATTCAGCAAAGACGAAACCCTATCCAGAGCCTATTTCGATAGGAAAGTCACGCTCGATGCAGTCATTAAATACATCACATCAGAAGCAAGAAAAGCGGCGGTGAACAACTGCGCGATGATCGATGACCAAACGGTCTATGGATGGGCGATTCATTTTGTCCAAGACGGAGAAGTCAAGCCAAGCAAAAAGAAACCGACCATCACGATCATCCCTAAAGAGACTGAGGAACAACTCAGAAAACAAGCGGAAGAGGCTTTCCTTGATGCGGAGAGACAAAGACTTGAAGCGGAACGGAAGAAAGCGGAAGAACGTGAAAAGAAGAAAAAGGAAGCAGCCATCGCAAAAGCGGAGAAGAAACGTCAGGAATCCGGGCAAATGTCCTTGTTTGATTTCTTTGAAGATGCCAGCGGAGGAGCAGCTTGATGAAAGTCGAAATAATCAAAATTAAGCTCAAAGGAATGCGACCAATACCCACTCCGCATAACTTCAAAAGAATCGCTAGAAAATGCGCGTATGACATCAAAAAGAACCCTGGTCGCGGAGTCAAAAGCTACAAATACATACAGTTTTTCCAAGATTGGGATGAAGAGATACTCGAAACCATTTATTCGGTTAAGTACGACAGACCGAAAAAGAAGGGCGACATAGAACGGATTAGAACCCAGTTGGTATTCGCTGGAACTCCAACAAGGAAATGGTCCAGCGGCAACCTACTCTATTCAAGACTTTCCGGATACTTCGTTCTCTGGGACGAGGATGAAGGAAGGCCAGGAATGCTTAGATATTACGGTTTCGACCCTGTTATTTATGAGGTGTCGGATTCTGAATGGCGTCCTTCCGTGCCTGTGTTCGACGGAAGAGATCCTCTTGAAAAAGAAGAGATGATCTACTCGCTTAGGAATTTGCCGCCATATCTCGACATATGCCAAATGACGCAAGATTGCGGTTTGAACAACATTCTCGCTTATGTCAGGAGGTTCATCGATCACAAGGATCTTGAACTCCTCCAAAAAGCAGGAATCTCCTATTTATGGGATTCAAACCGGATTCTCAACGCAAAACCAAAGCAGCGGAAGAAGATCCTCTCTTACATCAGAGCCAACCTTGAAGCAATTCGCGGAAGGCATCCTGCCGCAAGCTTCGTAATGAAGGCGATGAGGCTTGGGATGACCATCGAGCAATACGAGTGGTACGAAGTCGTTCAAGCGGTTGAGAAAACGCTGTGCGGCATCGATGGATACTTCATGAGAGAAGAAGCCAACGAAGTCGCCAAATACATCCAAAAGCAAAATGGGGGACCAATCCACTATCGAGACTATCTTGATTTGTCGGTCACGATGGGAAGGAACGTCAATGACAGGGGCGTCCGCTTTCCAAAGGACTTCTGCAAACAATTCGACGAACTGAAGAAAGCGTATGACATCCAGCAGAACAAGGAACTTGAAGAGAAGATCAGAAAGAGCCTTGAGCAGCTTGACGTGCCAATGACGTTGAAGAAGAAACGATTCACGGTTCAGGTCCTCGACTCATACGAGAAATTGATTGACATGGGCAACGCTCTTCACAACTGCGTCGGAACTTGCGGATATGGCGCTGAAATGGCTGACGGAACAATCGTCATCCTCGGCGTTTACGAAAACGGAAGACCGGTCAACTGCGTGGAACTGTTAGTCCCTGGACAAAGCAAGTACGGACACAAAACCGAGAGCACATTCAAAGTCCTGCAGAACAGAGGAGACCACAACCAAGACTCTCCTGTTCAAAAGGAGGTGGAATCGGTTGTGTCAGCGTATATCGTCGAAGCGAACAAGATGTGGAGGCAAAGCCATGCAGCTGCCTAACGTGTTGTCCGACAAGGATAAATTCAAACCAATCAAAGGCATCTTCTGGAAGAAAGCCTACTGCGCCGACGGTAATGAAGTGTGCGTCATGATGCAAGCTGCAAACATAAAAATCGAAAAGTATTGCGTGCCTCCGGAACTTGTCGCTCAGTCAGTCAAGGTCCTCGGAATCTACGATATGTGGGGATACTTGACAGGGCTGACCGAGACCAATTCGCCAACACAAAAAGACTTCGTCTACAAAGTCGGAAAAACCATCAAAGGTCCGATTTGGGGATACGACACATTCGACAAAGCCCAGCGAAAGTGGGTAGGTCAATATGGATCAGCCAAAGACGAACGCTATATAAGGCTTGCCACGGAAGGAGGTAGGAAACTCTTGTGAACGCCGAAGAAGAAATCGAGAAGCTCTTGAAAACCGTCGAAAAAGGCTTGAAGCCCACCGACAAGATCCGCTGGAAATGGGGATATGCCGCTGGGCTTCGGGAAGCCTTGAAAATCATCCAAAAACACAAAGGCCGGGATTGAGCCTCAATCAATCCAGAAAGCGAAGCCAAAAATGGAAAACGAAAAACTATTTCAAATCATTGAGCCGATCATCCTCGACTGCATCGAAAGGAAAACCGAGGACGGCACAATTCAAAGCATCTTCGAGCAGGAAATCGTCAACGCCGTCAAGAACGCGATAAGCGATGCCGTTGGATGGAACTCCGAATTCAAGAAAAAAATGGAGGAGAAGCTCAAATCCATCATGTCATCCGTTGCAGATCAGTACGACAGTTTCCCCGTCTATGTCGAGAAACTTACCAAATGCGTCAATGACGCCATGAGCACAACTGCCATCGGCAGCTACGAAGAACTCGGAAGATCCCTGGCGTCAATCGCCGGCGCGAAAAAGCAATTCCCCGAAAGCATGACCATGAAGGAACTGCTCAACGCCATCGTCGCCGAATTCGACGACCTAACCATCAACATACCCGATAGAAGCGATATCGATTTCGATCCTGATACAAATTGCGCCTCATACACTCTAAGCGCCTCCGTCGATGAATACGACGATTATAGCGATACAGGATTCGCCGTCGTCACATTGACCGTCTATTGCGATTCCGATGATGAAAACAAGGACATCGAACTTGAAGAGAAGTATCAGTTCAGGATCATCGATGGCCGCGTCTTCCTCAAGCACGGAATGGAGATGGGCGATATCAAGAATTACAAAAAAGTCAGCCAATACCTTCTCGCCATCCATAACGCAGGAACCATCATCACAAATTTGAAGTCGCAGACCATCGAATTCGAGCTTCCGTTAGAGGGATAGTGAAATGAAGACGAGCCGTTGAGCCCGTTTGACGTATAAGGCACCGACCGAGCCTGAATCGGACGAGAAAGCGAGAAGACGTATGACCAAGGACAAAGTCACCGCCCTTGTTGATTGGCTGAACGAAAACCGCTGCATCTGGAAATGCTGCTCAAGAACCGGCGGCATCGTGTCGATCGAACTGCATGGCGGCGTTGTCGTGTCCGGTAAGGACATCGACGAAATCAAAAACAAAATCAAAGAAGCCGAAAAGGCGAAAGGGGGCCTGATATGAAGGTAAAAACGAACATCACGACGTTAACCATCAAACTTCGCGAAGACGAACCGGACAAAAACCTGCCAAACAAAATCGGCAACTTCATCCTGTCCAAAGGATTCCATCGTCCGACCATCGATAGTCATACCGAAGCGGTCGAACTCGAAGAAGTGGTGTCGCTCCGAAATTACATGAAGGAGAAAGCATGCGGCGCAGACCATCGGTTCAAGTTCACCATCCGAGATCACACCATCACCGTGATGGACGTCGACGACTTCGCCTCCATCTACAACGAAAAACTGCTGGATGAGTATTTCGTCGAAGATGACCGGCAAACGGACAACTTCGACGATTGCGGGAAATACATATGCATCCATTACCTAACGCTATCTTACGGAGGTTCTAACAAATGAGCGCCAAAACCAAAAAGAAGCCAGCGCCCGAGTACTGGTACGGCAGGCCAATCAAAGACGATGCGGCCCTGATCAGGGCCCTCGAAAAAGACCAGGTCCTCAACATACACCGCAACATCACTGTCTACGAGCTTGACGGAGACATCGCCGATGCGCATGAATGCGCGTTCACCGATGATTTGGGCGAAGCCGTTGAAATGATCGAGGTATGCGTGTCCGATTGGGGTCCCGATTATTCCGTCTGCGGATTGGAAACGTTCTCCTACGAAGAAGGCATATCGATGACCATCAACGGCAGGAAATACAGCTGGAACGGCGGAAAGAAGAAGCTCGCCCAACTTGGTGTCATTACCATCAGACCGCATATGACGACGTACAACGCTGAAGGCGACGAATACTGGTACCGAGACTTCGACGAGCCGTTCAACTATCTCATCAATAACGGCACCGTCGAGTATTTCGATAGCTACGTCGCAAGCCTTCCGGAAGACGAATACAAGAAGTGGGCCAAGAGGTACGACCTATGAACAAAGACTTAGACGAATTGAGAAAAGCGTGGGAAGAGCTGCCGGAAGGCATGGAAGATTGGATTGAGCTTTACAGCGAAGGACATTCCGTCGCCAGCGTCTACAAAAGCAATCGAGACTTCGACGAGGTGTTCCGCCTTGAAGACCAATATCCATATGTTTGGTGGCTGACGGCAGAAGTCGCAATCGAGTTCGATTCATGGGAAGTGAAATACATATGAAAAAACGCGATTCTGACAATCCAATAGAAGCCATGCAAATCATCGACTTCCCCATAACCCCCGAAATAAAACCAGATAAAAACCAGAACTACCTGTTCAACTTCCAAGAGAGGTTCGCCACGGCAAGAGTCGATTTCATTACAAAATGGCTGATCGACGAACTTTACGAGGCCTATAAGGACTCGGGCATCAGCAAATTGCTTGTCATCGACCGCAAGGAATTCGAACGATTCGTCAAACACTGCTACCCGTTGTGGAAGGAGGGAAGGATATGAAGATCCACGAACTGAAGATCAAAGAGAATTACATGCACGAGATCTGGCATAACCGGAAGAACTTCGAGCTACGCAAGAACGACCGCGACTTCCAGCCTGGCGACATCGTCCACTTCAACGTCATCTCGAAACACAAGCCTGAGCCTTATCCGGACTACGACATCTACGTCATCACCTACGTCTTGAAGGACGTCCCGGAATACGGCCTTGCCGACGGCTACTGCATCTTCGGCATCCGCCGCCTCGTCCAGCACGAATTCTCGTCCGGATCGTACAGGCTTTAGGAGGCGCATATGGCTAGAAGGGCAAAGACAATCGAAACCATATCGCACCGCCAGGTGAAGAAGCCCGGCGGAGCGAAGAGGACGCATCCGATCAAGGACGACGAGAAACGGATCCTGTTCAAGAACTGGTTCAGGACGCGCTACGAGAAGGCGAAGAACGAGCGCCTGCGTTCCATCTACTATCGAGACTACATGATCGTCATGACGGGCCTATACACGGCCTTCCGTGCCGAGGACCTGCTACAGCTTACGGTTGGTGAAGTCAGCGGCGACTGGATCGACGTGAAGGAGAACAAGACGGGGAAGATCCAATCCTTCCCATTGTCCGAGGAATACCGGGAAGCGGTGGCGGAGTACACCAACAAACTCGGACTCAAACCGACGGATAGTTTGTTCCCTTCGTCCCGCCCCGGCGCCATCAACGCCATCACGAGGCAGCGGATGGACAAGGTCATTCGCCAGGCGTGCAAGGACTGCGGCATCGGCTACACGGTCGGCATGCATGGTCTGCGCAAGACGTTCGGCTATTGCTGCGTCTCCCTGCTTGGGTTCTCCACCGAGGACGTCCGGGTGTTCCTGAACCATTCCTCGGCGGCAACCACCGAACACTACATCGAATGGTCGCGCGACGACGTGGCCAAGGAGAAGAGGCGTGGCATCCGCATCTGAAAGGAGGAAAGAACGAGTTTCCGAATCAACAAAAAATGTAAACTCGCGTATACGCAACTATATATGAAATATATAAGCCGCTTTCCGTGAGTTTCTAGTTTACTGGCTTTGTAAACTCAAAACCGACATATGGAAGAGATAAGAATCTACGTCGTCAGATGTTCGGACCACCCGTTCGACATGAAGTTCGACGATTTGATGAGTGCGCTCAAATACGCGAAGGGCCATGCGGGATGGAAGATCTACCTCGATTCGATGAAGGAAGGTCTGATCCTCGTCGCCAAAGAAGACAAGAAAGGAGACTAATCATGGAAAAACTTAATTCATATCAGCGCTTGAAGCTCAGGCTGAAGGAACTGCAACAGTATTGCTATGTGCTCAAGTTGGCGAAGAAATTCTATCAAGAAGCGCTCGAAGACGTCGCCGAATTCGCCATGACCAAAGTCGATGAAACCATGCATAAGGTCCGAAGGCTCGAAGACGAGAAAGGAACCTATCTATGAGCGAATCCAGTCGCATCAACCACAAGGTCCTTACCGAACTTGGCGATCTCTACAACCAGGTGATCGAGGAAGTCTCGTTCCTCGTTGTCTGCGACCAGTTCAAAGGGCAGTACGACGAATTGCCGGAGAACGCTTCGGAAGAGGATTACACCATCGTCTTCTCCGACGAGCCGAAGGAAAACCACAGGCGCAAGGTGGCCATGTTCCGCAAGAAGGACAAATACGTCTACGTCGGCCCATACGTCGGAAGCGTGACGGCGACGGCCGGATTGTTCGTCAAGCCGAAGGACATGGTCTACGGCATGCTCAACCTCGCCGGTTTTAAACCCAAGGAGGCAACCGATGACCAAGGATGACGAGACAGTGGTGGTCGAGCTGATCCGGCTCAAGAACCACGGCAAGGCGATGCTCGCCGAGTACGAGAAAGCCTCTTCCGATAGGAAGGTGGAATTATCGGGGATTATTGGGAAATATTGGGAGGACGTCCGAAAAGCCGAGAAAAGACTCCGCAACAGGGCGCGCCAATCCGATGATCGCAGGCTCCTTGTGTTGGCTGGCCACCTGTCCAACGGCATGTCGCTCTCAACGTGTGCGCGTGCCTTCGGGTACAGTCGTGAAGGAGTGAAGAAAATTCTCAGTAAATATCGAAAGAAATCAAAATAATTTGTACCCCAATTTGTACCCTAGTTAGGCCAGCGAAAATTCCCCGCTGGCTTTTTAATATGCTCAGGCGGGGTCTTCGCGAAGGTTCATGGTTTCGCTTCTTCCCGGAAGAGCCGCCTGCCAAAACATTTTCGAGAATTGTTGGGAGGATGGTCTGATGCCATCTCGTCACGGTCCAAGAGTCGAGGCGTTCTACCACTCGACGCTCTGGAGAAAGTGCAGGGAAGCCAAGCTAAGGCAGTGCCATTACGTTTGCGAACGATGTGGCAAGCCCAACGTCATCGTCCACCACAAGATCCCATTGAACGAAACCAACGTCGATGATCCGTCCATCGCATTGTCCTTGGACAACCTCGAAGTCCTGTGCATCGAGTGCCACAACCGCGAGCATTACGCATCGTCGCCTAGCCGTGTCGTCAGATTCTCCAAGAACGGTGACGTCATAGCGGCCGAAGACTGACATACCCCCCGGTCTTCGGTCGAAAAATCAGCCGAAAAATTCAGCGGCGGGGGAGTTTCCGAAAAAAATCGCCCGATTTTTGAGGAAACCAAGGGGTAAACGGCAATCGCGGCCGAAAACGCGAGAAGAAAGGAGGAAAAAGCCGAAAATGAGCGAAGAACAGCCCATCAAACGCAAGCGCGGAAGGCCGCGCAAACTGGCTTCGACCCTTTCTCCGAACCATCACTATTCCAAGAAGGAACGGATGGAGATCCTACGGCGCCAGGAGCTTGAGGAAGCCCTGGCCAAAGGCTCCGGTTTTTTGCCGCCCGAATGGATTGGAGTCGCTTCCAAGAAGATCTTCGACGAGGTCATTGAGCAATACAAGAAGCTCGGTCTGAATTACCTGAACGATTTTGACATGCACGCTTTGGCCATGTATGCGGATGCCCTCGCCGAATACCTTACCTACAAGTCCGAATTGCCCCGTCTCCGCGACAGCATCCACAAGATCGAGGATTCCGCCGATTGGGAAGACGATGAAAAGCTTGCCGCGACGCTTGCCAGCCTTTACAAGGCAAAAGGGCAGGCCGAGAAGAACATGCTCACACAGCAGAAGATCTTCCTCGAACTGGCCAAGACACTCGGTCTGACTCCCGAAGGGCGCATTAAGATGCAGCCCACCAAGGAAGAGACCACCCCGTCCGCAGTAGCGTGGCTCCAGTCCCTTCAACAGAAGTCAAAGAAAGGAAGCGCTGACGCATGAGCGAGAAGGTTTTCGAATCAGCGTTGGAGCGCTATATCGACGCCATCCAAAGCGGCCGCGAGAAGGTCGGTTTTTGGGTGCGCGAGTGGTACTTGAAGCACATCCTTCCCATCATCCAAGGAAAGGACAAGACCTATTATTTCGACCCGTCCGCGAGCGATGACTTCTACCGTTTTGTATCCTCGTTCTGCAAGTTCACCAAGAATAAGAACTTTATCGGTAAGCCCGTCGAATACCTCGACTGGCAAAAAGCCATCTTCGATTGCTTCTTTGGCATCAAGGACCGCGAAACCGATCTGCGTCGGTTCAAGGAACCTGTCGTCATCGTCGCGACCAGGAACGGCAAGACCGAGATGGTTTGGCCGCTCCCGCTGTTCTTCATCGTCACCAATCCAGGCATCGACGGGGCATGCGCCGCGACAAAGCTTGCGCAATCGAAGATCCTCCATGACAAATGCGTCCTCGGAATCAAAATGAGTCCCGAACTAGACAACGGATTCTTCGACCACAAGGACTATCCGCCCATCCGCATCATGACCAAGGAATCGACGGGGATGAATTCCCGGTTCATGCCGTTGGCCAAAGACCAATCGAAAGACAAATCAGGATGGGACGGCAACGAATTCTATTTCACCATCATCGACGAGCTCCACGCTGCGACCTATGACCAATACGATGCGCTGAAGCAACGTATGTCCAACTACGATGACCCGTTCATTTGGTGCATGGGCACGGCAGGCAAAATCCGCGAAGGGCTTTTCGACGAACGCAGGATCTACTGCAAGAAGATCATCCTTGGCCTCATCGACAACCCGACCGTCATGCCCGTCATCTACGAAATCAACCACGATGACCTCGGATTGATTCCCGAGGGCGAGCGCCCCGAGCCAGACGATCCATTCGACGAAGAGGCGTGGTATCACGCGAACCCGTCCTTGGGCAAGGCCAAACCGTTGAAGTCCATGAGGGACGATGCGCTTACCGCTCGGACGGATCCAAACACCCGCAATGGGTTCCTTATCAAGCAATTGAACTGCGTGGGCGCCTCTTCCGTATCCTGGCTCCCCGCAGACGTTGCCATCAACCGCACAGTCATTCCTGACGCGGAACTGGAGGAGATGTTCAAGTACGCGACCGTCATCGGCGGCTACGACCTTTCCAAGACCGGCGACTCTTCCTGCTTCGCCACGCTTATCTTCGATCAGAAGAACAAGCGCCTCTTCTTCAAGCCGATGTACTGGGTTACGGCCGACTTCCTCGCTTCGCAACAGGCGAGAAGGGCGGAAGTGCCTTGGCAGGCTTGGATTGACCGTGGGTTCGTCCGCGTCTCCGGCACGCACATGATCGACTACCACGACATCGCGAACTTCCTCCTTTCCGAATTCAAGCGGTATGGGTTCACCTACGACAAAATCGGATATGACCGCTATTCGGCATCCTATTTGGTCAAGGAGATCGCGGGCCTTGGTTGGACCGACGAAGGGCGCAATCCCGTCCAAATCCCGGTCGCGCAGGGCTTTATCTCATTGTCTACCCCGATGGCCGAAGCCGCCGCGCTTCTTAAGGCGGGAAAGATCATTCACAACGACAATCCGGTCTTCACCTGGAACCTCTGCAACGTCCAAATGGTGGAAGACCGTAACGGCAACATGATGCCGGATAAGGCAAACGGCGACCAAGCCAACAAGATCGACGGTTTCTCCGTTCTTCTCAACACGCTTTATTGCTATTGCCAGAACAAATCAATTTACATGCCAGGAGGAATCGAATAATGGGTGTCTTCTCAGCCATCGCGTCCTTATTCCAAAAAAAGAACCCGGCCTCGCCCTCCGTGATCGAGTCCGCCGGCATTCCCGTTTTCCAGCCGATTTTCTCGGAGGGCGCGTCGAAGGAAATGAACGCGACGTTCATGAACTGCGTTAATTCCAACGCGCGGCACTTCTCGAAGATTATGCCTCTATGCCTTCTCAACGGCGTCGAGGCGAAGAACCGCGGCAAACTCGTCCGGATCCTGCAATTCAAACCGAATCCGAGGCAGAACGCGGCGACCTTCTGGCGCACGGTCGCGAAATCCTACTTTCTTCGCAACGTTGCCCTCATTTGGCCTGAATGGGATTTCTCTAAACCGCTCGAACCGCTGAAAGCACTGTGGCCAATCGACTTGGCATCGGGGAGCGTTCAATTTGTCGTCAACAAGAAGGACGGCAGGATCGCGGTCCGCTTCACCATCAACGGCTCGACCAATTACGAATGGCTCGAAGATCTAATCGTCCTCGAAAGGGACGTCGATCTGTCCGGAAACTTCTGCTCAACGAGCCCGTACATCGACCAAACAATTCGCGCCATCTCCACCCAGAACGACGGAATCATTAACACGATCCTGCAAGGCAACTTCATCCAATACATCTGCTCGATGTCCGGAAACGTCGCTCCCGAGGTGCTCAAGCGCCGCCAAGAAGAAGCCGACAAGCTGTGGTTCGGCAACAAGAGCCGCGTGATTATGGTCAACGGCGGCGAATCGCTCCAACGTATCGAGCCGCGCGGAACCATTCCGGGCGCGGACATCCTCAAGGAGTTCAAGCGCGACGTATATCAGTACCAATCAACCACCGAGGAAATCGTTACCGGCAAGTACACCGAAGCCGAATGGCAATCCTACTACGAATCGTGCCTCGAACCCTTGATCAACGAGTTGAATCAAGAACTTACCAACAAACTACTAAGCGAGTGGGAGTTCTTCAAAGGCAACCGCATCGAGATACAAACCAACCCGCTTCAGACCGCGTCCATCGGAACGAGGACGAAGATCGTGGCATCGCTGAAGGGTATCCTGCCCATCGTCGTGCCAAACGACCTGCTCAAGCTTCTCTACCTGCCTCCAATCGAAGGCGGTGACAAGCCGATGCAGACGCTCAACTTCGTCGACGCGGAAAAAGCCAACGACTACCAAGACGTCGATGGCGACGAAGAACCAAACCCAAATGAGGAGGAACAATAAATGCCCAATCCTGAAAAACCGAAACTCACGCCGACGGAACGTCTGGCCAAAGAACGCCGCGAGATGCCTTGCCGCATCCTCGAAATCCGTTCCGTCCAGCGCCGCGACGAATCCGTCCCCGAGGGCGAAGACGATCCGTTCGTCTACGTCGAAGGCAAGGCGGTCAGCTTCGACGACGAAACAGTCCTGTTCGAGATGAATGGCGTCCAATACAAGGAGGTCATCAAAGCCGGCTCGTTCGACGAAGCCGACACCAGGGACGTTGTCGTCAAATACAACCACACCGATTCGTTCCTCGCAGTTGCGAGGACTCGGAATAAGACCTTGGAACTGGACATCCGAGAGGATGGCGTCTACGTTCGCATCAAAATCCGCAAGGACAACCCGAACGGAATGCAGTTCTATAAGAACGTCGAGGAGGGGCTGATCGATCGCATGTCCTTCTCCTTCGTCGTCCAAGAAGAAAGCTATGACGAGGTCGAACATCGCTGGACCGTCACGAAGATCAGGAAGGTCTATGACGTGGCGGCGGTGGACTTCCCCGCTTACGACAATACCGAAATCTATGCGAAGCGATTTGGAGACGCGGAGGCGCTCCAAGCCGAGGCGGAGGCCCGGAAGCGACGCTCTGAGGATGGAGAGTTGGAACGCCGTAGAGCAGCGGTCATGGCATTGCTCGCCTAATCGTTCATCAGAAGAAAGGAAAACATCATGAACAAAGAACAGATTGAAGCCCGCCTCGCCGAGCTTCGTGGCCTCGTCGAAACCGAACAAGACGTCGCCAAACTCGCGGACTACGAAAAAGAGGTCCGTTCCCTCACCCAACAGCTGGGCGAAATCATCGGCGAAGAGCGCGGTGCCGCTCGTGCCGCCGCCCGCTCCGCCTTCAACAACCCCGTCAACGCCAAGCCCGAACAGGGTGACGATGAAGAGGCTCGCGCGGCCCAAGAATTCCTCACCAAGCGCACCATGACCATCGATTCGGTCAAAACCCGCTCCGTCCTTCTCTCCAGCGGCAACCTTGCCACTCCCACCGGAGTCGACGGCAACATTCGCGACCGCTTGAACAAGATCTCCGCCATCGTCAACGACGTCACCGTCGAAGACCACAAGGGCGAAGGTGAATTCAAGGTTCCCTACGTCGCCACCGAGCTGACCGCTGGCGTCGCCACCGAAGGCAGCGCCCTCACCGGCTACACCCAATCCGCGTTCAACTACGTCGTCATCAAGCCGACCATCATTGAGACCCTCGACTATGTCTCCAAGTACATCCCCGGCCAATCCCCGGTCGCGTACCGCAACAAAGTCGAGCAGCTCGCCCTCAAGGCCCTTCTCCGCAAGGCTTCCGATCTCATCATCAATGGCGTTGTCGTATCCAATGCACTCGTTACCTACGGCATGTCCAACGGCGTCGACCATTCGAGCAATAACATGTTCTCGACCGCGACCCTCGCCGCCGCCATCGGCGCCAACACGCTCCGCAGCATCATGCTGAACTACGGCACCGACGACGAAATCGACGGCCCCGCTACCCTCTACCTCACCAAGGCCCAGCTCCAACTCTTCGGCGCCGTCCGTGGCACCAACGAGAAGAAAGCGGTCTATGAGATCGTGTACAAGGAAGGCTCGACCACCGAAGGCGTCATCAAAGATGGTGGCCTTGCCTGCCGCTTCGTCCTCAACAGCCATCTCCCGAACGGCAAGATGATCTACGGCATCCCCAGTCTCTACCTCCTCGCACTCTTCTCCGACTACAACATCGAAGTCGATGGCTCCTACAAGTTCGCCGAAGGCCTCGACACCATCAAAGGCTCCTGCGCCATCGGCGGCAACATCGTCGTTCCTGGTGGGTTCACCCTCATCACCCAGCACTCCGCCGGTGCTGGCACGACCGAGAGCCCCACGGTCTACGACTGATCTGACCCATTAGGAAAGGAGGTGGCCCATGAGCGAGGGATCCCAATACATAATCAACGTCGACGAAGCGAAGAAGATTCTCCGCCTCGACGAGGACTATCCGTCCGACGAACTGGAAGCCATCGTCTCGGAAGCCACCTCCTTCGTCGACAACAAAACGCAATACCAGTGGGAGCGCGATGAAGTCGTGCACCCGCTGGCCAAGGCGGCGGCACGCTATCAAATCCAGCAGCTCTTCTACCATGACGATGAACATGATTTCTCGGCAACGGTGATCTCTTACTGCGAGGACCTGCGCGACGTGCTCCGCATCAGACGAGACGGGGGAACGGCCGGTGTCTGATTACAAATACCCGAACAAAACGTCGTTCGTTAAGGTCTTCGGCCTCAAGCGGGTACGGATTATGAACGAGGGGGAGGCGGCGGACGTCTACGAAAGGGCGTACCGACATCAGTCTTCCTCGATCCGGGCCTATTGCCGCATGGTCGTGGCCGATTCGAGCGACACCCAAACCGTCTCGGTCGGACGGGAACGCGTCCTCGTCGTAATTAACTACCGCGAAGGCGTTAAGATGGGCGATTACGTCCAGTGGGGGAAAAGAATGCTGAAGATCGTCGCGGCCCCGGATTACTTCGAGGGACGCGGAACCGAACTGAAGCTCCTCTGCGAACCGGCGGACGATGATCCCCACCTTATGCAGATCGACGCGGAGGAAGCCCAATGAATACATCGATACTCAAGAAGGCGACCTTCGACCTCCACGAATCGCTTGTCCGGGCAGGCCTTGCCAACGGGGCCCAGCTCGGAGAGGGAGAAGTGAAAGGGGAGACCAGAACCATCTTCTGGCCAAACCGCGTCAGCGACCCGGAAGCGACGAAGAAGAGGACGTTCGCCGTAGTCACCGTCAATTCCCTCGAACCCAACGTCGAGGGCGACGACGATGCCGGCGCGACCGTAACCGCATACGTCGATTTCCACACCCTGGCGTCTCCCGACGATGCCGCCTTCCTCTCGGAGGTGGAGCGTGTCGAGGCGAAGCTTAGGGACGAAGGGTGGGGCATCGAGCTCAACCTTCCCTTCGGATACGACCAAACGAGCAAAAGGCACCAGCTGACCTTATCGGCTGAGAAGACCTACCTATAAAGGAGAAAAACATGGCAGTTCAAATGCTTCGAATCTTCCCTTTCTCCGTGAAAGGGTCCGACGGCTTCCCCACGCCGCAGTCACCCGTACCTCTGATCCCCGTCACCTCGGGGCAGAACGAGGTCACGCTGGTCCAAGTGGGCTACACCCCCAACATCGAGAGCGAGTCGCTCCAGGGCGATGACCTCGTCGAGGAAACCGACTCCACGAGCTCCTACACCCTCGACATCCAGGCGCACGGCATCTCTGCCGCCGCCCTAGTCGCGCTCGGCTTCATGGTCCGCGACTCGAACAACAACCTTATACCGACCGTCAAACCGACCGCGCACTGCACCATCTTCGTCCGCCACGCCGACCAGAAGGGCGGCATCCGCGAGACCTGGTACTACGATTGCCACGCGGTCCCCAGAAGTGAGACTTTCTCGACGCAAAAGGACGGATCCATCACCGACCCGATCTCCTTCCAGCTCAAGGGCTCGCTCATCCATCCGACGGGCTTCGCGGACGGCATACCCTACGCCGAGGTGCAGCAAGGCAACACCGGCTTCATCGGCAAGGGCAACGAGCCAACGCTCACGAACTTCTACAAACCGTCTCTCACGTCCAACAGCGGTTCCGGATCCACCCAAGGATCCTAAAAAGGAGATAAAAGATGAGAAAACACAACTACAAGGGGAAGGACCTGCTCGACAACGGCTTCCTCCCCGAAGGCTACGTCGAGCTCCACGGCCACGACATCGTGGACGACGTCGGCAACCAAACCATCCTCCGGCGCAACGTCTACGCCGCGCTCCGCCTCAACGCCGACAAGGATGCAGGCAAGCCTACGAAGGACGCCAGCGGATATAAAACCGAGATCGGCGCCCTCGAAGTCTACAACGAAGACCTCGGCACCTTCATCACGGTCTGCATCTCCGGCGAGGAAGTCCAGGAGGAAGAAGCCCCAAAAAACCCGGAACCGGCGCCGGAGGAGGAAGAGCCTACCCCTTCGTTTACGCCGTCGCTATCGCCCAACATCTAGGCATGAGCGAACGCCTCCTTCGAGTGTTAAGCCTGAAGGAGGTCATCGGCTACGTCAGATCACGGCTCGCCCAAAAGGAACAGCCGGCAGACGGCAAGCCCAAAGCCAAGACCAAGTGGCTATAAGCCAGAAAGGAGGCAGGAAATGGCGAAAGAGGAAAACCCCTTGACCGCGCTTCTTGCCTCCATTGGCGAAGCCTCGCAGCAGGTTCTGCCGGCCATCAAGGCCACGCTGGAGAGCGAAGCGAATAAGGTCTACCAGAAGATGAAGGACGGCACGCCGCGCTCCTCCGTCGAGGAAGGCGGCCACGTCCACCTTCAGGACACGCTCGTCATCAAGCAAGTTCAGTCCCGTGGCAAATGGGGCTTCCGCATCGAATACGAGGGCTACCGCGAGGAGTCGGGGAGGCAGGTGCCGTACTCGATGATTGCGAGATCGCTCAACAAGGGAAGCGGCGCGACGAGCTTCGCGGCGACCCACCACATCGACCAGGCCGTGAAATCCCTCAAAGGATTGGACGGCAGGCTCGCGCAAGCGGCCGAAAAAGCCCTTGAAGAGGGCATCAAAGACTAAGGAAAGGACGGCTTTCAAAAATGGCAACTCAGGTAACGAGAAACCTCGATGAAATCGAAGCCCGCGTGAAACAGCTCGGGACGTCTTTGAAAGCCGCCCAACGGGAAAGCAGGACGCTCGACAGCGCGCTCCGGATAAACCCAAGCAACGTCGAGGCAGCAAGGGCAAAGACAAAGAACCTCTCCCAGCAGGTTTCGCTGGCCGCCCAGCAACTGCGCCTGCTTCAAACCCAGCAGGCGAACTACGACCGCGCCGCGCAACGCGGCCTTCCGGTCGATGAGAAGAAATACAAGGCCCTCACCGACCAAATCCAGCGCGCAAGGATTGAACTGTCGACCCTCCAATCTCAGCAGAAGAAGCTCACGAGCGACAGACTCAATGCCATGTCCTCCTCACTCCGAAGCGTAGCCAGGTACGCGGCGACAGCGCTTGCGTCCCTCGGCGGGCTCATGGTGGCCGCCGCCAAGCTCGGCGGAACGATCCAGGATAACGCGAACAAGATCGGCGTTTCCTACAGGACCTACCAGATAATGGCCAACCAGTTCGAGCTGCTGACCGGATCGAGCGAGGATTACGTCTCCGCGATGTCCGCCGTTAACACGCTGATGGGGCAGATCGCGAAGGGCAACACTTCCAAGGCCGAAAAAGCCTTGGCCGCAGTCGGGCTGGCCCTGGAAGATATCAAGGGCATGAACGCGGAAGAGGTCTACGCGACCATCTACGAAAGGCTCGCCGCCATCCCGGACGAGGCTGAAAGGTCGGCCGCCGCCATCGCGGTGTTCGGGAACGTCGGCTCCTCCGTGGCCATCGTCGCCGGAACCGCAGCGGACGAGCTCGAACGCATGGATGACGAATTCGTGCGCAACAGCCTCCTGTCCGATGAGACCGTCAACAAGGCAGGAATCATGGACGACCGCATGGACCAGCTCAAGGCGAGGTTCAAGACCGTGGCCGTCGAGCTAGGCACCGCCCTCGCCCCGGCGTTGGAAAGCATCGCCAGGATCGCCGAGAAGATCGCGCCGATCATCGAAGGCGTGGCCAACGCATTCTCCAACATGGGCGCCGGAGGCCAAATCGCCGTAATCGGCTCGCTGGCCCTGCTCGCCGCGCTTCCCGGACTCATCTCTGGGATCGCCGCGTTGAAGACCAGCCTCGACTTCCTCGCCTCGAACCCAGTCATGGCGGCCGTGGCGGGAGTGGTGGCCCTTGGAGCCATCGCCGGTGGCGCCGCATTGCTCACCGCAGGACTCGCCAATGCCGCGACAAATGCGGCCTATAACTACTCGACCACGAACAATAGCGCGAACAACGACTACTCCACGACCGTGATCAACGTGTCCGGGGCGGACGTCGACGCCGACGAAATCGCCTATCAGATCGCCGAGGCGAAGAAAGCGAGGGGATACTGATGGAAGAGACCAGATCGTTCAAATTCATCGTCCGCGACCTATCCGGCAAGCAGGTATCCCAGTACATGCTCGATGACCTCGGATCAGCGAGCAAGCTACCAAGGGCGATCTCCCGCGATGGCTTCGGCAAGTTCTCCATCGACACAAAAGTGGCGGAAGGGGACGTCGTGGACCGCGTCATTAAGCAAAGCGTCAAGCGCGACCTCGTCAGCATCAACCTGGCGTTCGTCGGGGCGCGCCCGCTCGACTCTATGGAGCAGTTCCGCGCTTGGGTCGCTTCCTACATGAATGCGAGGAAGTACCGTGTGACGCTCGAAATCACCACCGGCGCATACGGATCTAGCGTGGGAAGGACGCGCATGTTCGACCTTGCGTTCCGAAGTTTCGAGCCGAAGGAAAGGCACGGAGGCGTCGCCAAGGCCGTATTGACCGTATTGCCGCTCTCGCTTCCCTACACCGAGGAAGTGATGAACACCGTCCTCTCCATCCAGACTGCCGCTCTCAAATACCCGTATACATACCCGTATTCCTACGGCGGCGGCGACTACAACGGCACCGGAACCATCGTGAACAACTTCAAGGACCCGATTCCGCTGATCGTCGTGTTCCACGGGCACATCTCCTCCCCAGAGGCGTCACTCGTGGACGAAGCGGGGAACGCGTATTCAACCATCCGTTTCACCGGATTGGACCTCGCCGCAGGCGCGTCGCTCAAAGTCGACGCCGTCAACGGCCGAATCGTGTTCATCAGCTCAGCCGGCGTAGAAACCGACTACTACAACGAAATCGACAAGGACGCGGACACGTTCCTGTTCGCCAAGAACGGGACGTCGACGCTCACGCCAAACCTCGACCAAACCGACCCGACCAAGCCCTCGGTGGACGTGACCATCGTCCGATACGGGCTGTAAAGAAAGGAGGAGGGCCATGTACCTCGTGCTGTTCGACAAGAACTGGACCGCCCTTGGCAGCGTCACAACCTATCCGTGCCACAGCTGGTCGCTAACAAGGAGATCCTACGAAATGGACTCCATGACGGCTTCCTGCGCGCAAATGGAGCAAAGCGCCAAGGCCGTTTACTGCGCCCTTTATGAGGATCGCGGCACGCTCAAATGGCTCGGCCTTTCCGGGAACCCAAAGGACGCCGACGGCGTGACAACCGTCAACGCCAAGGACATCCGCAACGTCTTCCGCCAGAACATCCTCATCGACTATTCGTGGGGATACGGCAACGGCAAGACCGCGAAACAGTGGATCGAGCATCTCCTCGGGCTTCCCAAGACGTGGATCGGCACCGAAAGGCTCGGCGTCGACTACGACATCGACGCGGACGCCATCGCGCTCGACTCCCACATCGTTTGGGACGATTCGCTCGTCCCGTCCGAGGACGAGGTGGCCGACCTCTGGGAGGTGTTGCAGGGCCTATGCATGAAACTCGGGTTCTGCATCCTCGTCAAGTCCTCCATCACCACGACCTCCGGCGCGACCGTCGGAAGCGTGACCATCAAGGCCGTCCCCAGAGGGAAGACCTACAACATCAAATTGTCCGACTTCGGGCAGGCGAAGGTCCGAAACGATTCCACCGACGTGAACATGGCTATCGTATACGACAACGTGGCCCACAGCGTCCACAAGATCTACGGAATCACGGCGTACCACGCGTCTGGATTGGAAAATGTTACGCGTATCGATACCAGCACATACCAAGCCCTCATCGCGACGGGCACCCTCATCATCAGGCGACCGATGCGTGCCGAGACGTTCCTGGCCGAATACGAAGCCGGGGACCAAGACGCGCAGGCCGAGGCGTTGGCAAAAGCCGAATCGGACGCGCAGGACGCGCTGGCGAAGAACCTATTCAAGGGTTCCGTGACGATTCCCTTGAATGGAGACCTAGCGACTGACATGCGCGAAGGGACGCGGACGGGGGAAACCGACGTCGGTATCCAGCCACAGGACATGGGGAAGATCTACGGCTACAACTCCGCAGACTCTTCGAGCGTGAGGACGCTCCCGGTCATGTCCATCAAGGAAGACGGATCCGGCACGAAGACCGTCGTGTTCGGAAGACTGGACGATTACTACTACCTATAGGGAGGAACGGAAAATGGCAACCGAAGCCAACATCGAATTGATCAGAAAAAACAATTCATACGGCGTCACACCGTATCATGACGCGGTCGTTTTCCATTCCGCCATCGGCCACGATTACCAGGGCCGCTCCAAAGGCGTCATCTACAAGGGCGTCTACAACGAATTTGCGTGCGCGATTTCCGGTCGGAACGCCGAAATCCGTTCGGGCATGGGTCAGCTCTTCGGCCGCCAGTTCGTCATCCCCGCCGGCAAGAAGGTCACGGTGAGCATGTCCTCCTATGCGAGCGGATATGTCACCGTGTTCGTCACGATTGACGCCTCGACCGACCCAGAGACAATCTCCATCACGTCCTCCTGGACCTCTACCATCCCCGGAATTGAATCCGTTCTCGTCGGCGCCAATCTGTATAAGAACGAAACCGGTACGTCATCTATGCCGCTTTATACCTTCGTGATCACGGGCGGAGATGCGCATTTGGCCCGAGATTACCGCCATATCCGCGAGCCCGGCGTCGCGGAGGAGGCCTTATCTATCCCCGGAAACGGCAGGATTAGGAGCAACCTCGTGAGCGACCTCGTCGAGGAGAATTCCGGGTATGCGAAGAAAGCTCGCTGGTCGGACGAAGCGGGAACGACTTCCAAGGTCAGCGGCATTCCCATCGACTCCCATCTTCAGATCCTCGGAAAATACGGCCTCGTAAACTGCTCGACGGTTCTTGGCAATATGACGGATACGATTCCGCAAAACGGATATTTCAACCTTTCGAGGAGTGGAACAAAAGGGACTGGCGTCCCGCTTGGATTCATGTGGTATTCGTTCCTGAAGGTCTATTGGTCAGACAATGACGTTGAGACCGTAACGGCAACCGGATACGTCGGTGAGATGGGCACGTTCTACCTTACAAAGAAATCCAATGTATCAGAAATGCCGTCCACAGGAATCTGCTATGAGCAAGACAATTATTGCTATGCCAAAGTTCAGATCCTTCCCGACAAGGTTACGGTAACGGCCTTGGTCCGTTTTACATATGGTTCGACGGTGAACGGCAACGGAGCCGTCCGATTTATGGAACTTTACGCGGGGGTGTGACATGGCGGCTAACCAGAGCATAAGAATCCTAGTCGCGAATGACGCGCCGATCACCGCATACGAACGATGCTGCGTTTTCGACCAGCTTCTCGGAGACGACGACCGCGCGTTCACGAAAGGCGTCGTATTCAACGGCGTACTCGGTTCTTTTGCACTTACCGCCGGAACAAGAGCGGTAACTATCGCGGGAGGCATGGCATCCATTGACGGTCGCCAGTTTGTAAGTTCCAGCGCCGTTACGTTTGACCTCTCGGCCATGACCGGTGTCAAATACTGCGTTATTTACGCAGAAGTCTCCACGATGTCCGTAGCCAATGAATTCGCAAAGCTCTGCCTCGCCTTTGATTCTGGCTCGTTCCCGACGGTGGAAGGGAACGACGTTGTTCGTCAGGAACGTGGCGTCGCGAGAATGCCGCTTCATCGCTTTATCTATTCGTCCACTGGAGGGATTGTCCGTGACGCTGTGCAGCTCTTTGAAGGCAAGGAACCGGGAACGGCGTTCCAAACGCGGCACCTTCCGGACAACGCCACTATCTACGGAAACGATCTCGATGAGCTAATCGAAGAAAACGAGCCGTTCTTCGCAAAATCTAGGAACGCAGACCAAACAGGCGATGCTCCTGATTTATCCGGAAACGAAATCGATGGCGCTCTGTGCGTAAACAACTCCTTGGCCTCCCTTGCGGTGCTCGCATTTGCGACTGTCACCCTTACGCCTGATACCTGTGGTGGGCACGAAGGCGGCGATGGTGCATCCGTCACGGTGCCTAATGAATCCGGAGAAGCTACCGCGCCGTCGGCCTATTGGCAAGGCGGCGATGAATACGAGATCAGCTATGACGAAAGTACATGGCCTGACATACCTCACGCCAATTCACGAACCAAAATCTTTGCCTGGCTTGTTCAAATAAGGCTCATGACAACCCATTGGAACATGGGATTCATCGGCATCGGGTCTCATTGGGAAACGCGTAAAGGGCTCGTCCACAACATGATCCTGCCCGGCTACGGGTTCCGCAGCCTCTCCGCGAATTCGAACGCCGAGATCAGGATCCGCTGCGCCGACACTCACGGCGGACAGCCTCAACTGGTCAAAGAGGACGATTTCCTCCAGACGCAAACCCAATTGCATATTGAATTGCCTAATAACCTTCCATTTCATTCGGGGAGAACCCAATACCCAGCCACCATAAAGCTCAAGGTGGCTGGCGAGTATCACTGGTACGGAAGGATAAAACTGACCCCGCTTATCATCCTCGACGGAGTGGATAGGGCGCGAACGTAACGAAAGGAGAACCGCATGGCAAAACTACTAGAGAAAATCAACGAACAAGGCGACGAATCGGTAATCTATCCAGATACGCAATCGTCGCTGAACTACCTCGCCGCCCAGAAGAAGAACGGCAGGATATTCGGATGCGCAGTCAGCCTAAGCGGCGGCTCCATCAACATGGGCGCAGGCGTACTCATCCTCTACGGATATCGCGTCCTGATCGAATCATACGAAACGGTCATCGACCTTTCCTCGGCAACCCCGCCGAGCTCTGCCGCCAAGTACGCCGCGTACCTACAGATCACGAGGTCTGGACATGACATATCGCATAGTTTCGTCTTCTACTCCTCATCGACTTCGGTGAGCAACCGCGACATCTCGACGATGAATGGATCCGCGCACCTGAAGATCTGCGAATTCACGTTCGGGCCTAGCGGCGCTTCCGACCTCGTCGACGCGCTTGCGACGGTTACGCCAAATTCCTCGTCGGCCGCGTCCGGGGGTATCGGAAAGGTGGTCCAAGCCCCAAGACTGGCCATCGTTACGGACAGGGGATCCGTCTATGACGGCACGATCGTCATCGCGAACAAATCGGATTACGCTGGCCTAGCGGCTCAGTACACCGTCGTCTTCCAGGTCGTCCGCTATCTTAGACGCGGCAACAGCAGAAAGAAGCGGTCGGGCTCTAAGACCTACCACGCCACGTCCGGATGGGTATATCCAGTACACGACATGGGAAGGAAGCGCTTGATGCCCCCCGTCAACGGCGTAAACAAAAGTATCTACAAGCTTAAGAGCCAGTACGGCTATTCCGAACTGTTCACGTTCTCCTTCGGCGCGAACCACGTCGTTGGCGATTCGTGGAGGCCCACGAGGACCGATGGCCTCATCGAGGTAAGCAAGCTCTGCAAAACCATGTTCAAGGTCGGCCCGAACGGCAATCCGGGAGGCTTCAGTTCCTCGACATGCGCGAAGGACCTCTTCTGCGTTCGAAGCAAGAAGGCGGCCCGAGTGGTTGACGGCCTGGTGGACAGGCACGGCAGGTACGCGAGGAAGCACAACTTCTTCAAGTTCGCCCTAGAAGCCAGGATCTACGACGGGCGGAAACTCGTCGCGAGAAGCCCAATCGGCAACGCCATCATCATCATGCCGGACATGCGTTTCTGCGACGCCGAGTGCGGAAGCGTTAATAAACTGTTCCGGATATTGGTCGAATAAGAAGCATACATAGCGGCAAGAACCCTTTGAGGAGCCGCCGCCGGTCCGCATTCGGGATGACATAACGGCGCCCGTCAACACACCCTCACCGGTACTCAGACCCCTCAGCCTGTCCCATCTACCAGGGGCTTGCGCCCACAGACCTACGACATGGAAACATGACAACCGCTCTGAAGCAGGTCCCAGACAGCGTTCGGCGTAAGCGGTTCCTCAAAGGGCTCTTGCAAAAAAGAAAGAAAGGAGGTCCATCATGGATCAGATACTCAAACTAAAACTCCATCAAAGCGGCGAGATCCTTCCACTCGACGAAAACCAAGCCATCACGGCCCAAGAGCTGGAGGACGGCGCCACCGCGCTGCGCCTCTACTTGGAAGCCGCCGGAACCTTGCGCGACCACTTCATCGAGGTGATCAAGCCAAACGGATCCAAAATGGCCTCCGCCAGGCTCGTCGAGGAAACCGACTCCGACGGAGCATACGTCGAGATTGTCCTCGGCGGCACGCTCCTAGACATGCCGGGCCGCTACGCCATCCAGTATTGCGGCTACGTTGGAAGCGAGAAGGCCGTCAAATCGCGCCTCGCGTTCATCTCCGTCAAAGGCTCGATTAACGCGCTGGAAGGAATCGGCGTCGAAACGCTCGATTTCATCCAGTACATCAACGGCGTCATCCAGGACGTAGCGGCGGAGATCGTGTCCCGCAACCTAGCCTTCCTCGGAACCAACACCCACCAAGGAAGCGAAACGTTCAAGTGGTTCACCGTCACCAACGCGCTCACGGGCGGAAAGCAAGAGCAGGGGCATTACAGGGCCGCGCAAATACTAGGCGAGTGGCTTATCGAAGAAGGCCCGATCTATTTCGGCGGCGCGGACGGCGAGATCGCCACGTTGAACCGCGACGGCAAATACTCGGAATGGTATTCACCAGACGGATACTACTGGGGCATCGACGGTCCCTTTGGCCTCGACATCGCCATCATCAAGCGTGGCTTGGCCAATACCAGCGATGCTTTGTTCAAGCTTCCGGACATCGACTGTCCGGAGCCTTGCGAAAACTACTCCGGTTCGACGCCGGTTCCGTACACCCTCGACTACCAGGAACGCGTCAACGCGCTGGTCACGACCATCCAAGGCCTGCTCCAAGCCGCGATCGACACGAAGGCACCGGCGGGCACGACGTACACCAAAACAGAGGTCGACGAACTGCTGAACGGAAAGGCCGACCTCCAAAACGGAAAGGTCCCGGTCTCGCAGACGCCATCGTCTTTAGACGATTTCCGCGTCATGGACATGAGCGTCTCTACGAGGGGCATCGTCCTCAATCCCGAAGACCTCGGATCGTGGTTTTATTACAACGGCAATACCAGGTTCAACATGGCGATGGATTGGGATACGTTCGCCGCTAAAGTTGGTCAGGACGTGGCTGAAGAACTGAAGAATAAGGTATTCGTCGTCCTCATTCCATACGGAGACACGTTCGCCAGCACTCTCAAACGCGTACACGCGTACTTCGCTTACCGCATTTACGAAGGCGGTACCAGTTACAAACTCGCCGTCATCGACGAGCCAGGGGACGACGTCAGAAGGATCCTGGAAAGCAATACCGTCTACCTCGACCCGAACACGAACAAGCAATATCGCTGGACCGGCAGCCCAGCGGCGGTTCACCTGCCTACGGATTACTACAAAGCGGACTACGTCTCGCTCGCAGTCGTAAGCGATTCCCTCGCTATCGGCGAAACCGCGTCCACCGCGTTCGCCGGCAACAGGGGCAAGGCACTCGAAACCCACGCCGGCGAAACCGACGCAGCCTTGTCCGACCAGTCCAACCGCATCGCCGCGCTGGAGGAAGCCATCGTCCAGCCGTTCGAGCTCCTCGGGCTCGGGGACGGCGAATACACGTTTACGACCTCGTCAAGACTCCGTCAGGTAGCCGACGGCGAGTACGTCATAATCACCGCATAGTAAAGGAGGAAAAAGATTATGTCAGACATCCCGCACTTCCTTAGCAAAGAGAAGACTCTCGCCCTCATCGAGCAGGCCAAGGAAGAAACCAAGAACGAGCTCCTCCGCGAGCTCAAGAACACGGAGGCCCCTCCGTTCTTCGACGACGACACGCTCACCGTCTATTTCTACAACGGCTGCCTCGTCGGCGTCGGCGCCGGATTGCTCGAAGGCGAGTCCTTCATGCAGTATAACCAAGCGATGCCGCAACTCTTCGCCGATTTCTTCGAGGATGATGAATTCTCGATCATCGAGGAGGACTACCGCGACAAGGCCGGCAACATCTGCTACGACTCCAACAACAACCCCATCAAGCAGTACAAGACCAAGTTCTATTCCCATCCGTTCCTTCACGGAAAAGGACAGACCGCCGGCGGAGACGAATACGAATACTTCTCCATCGGCAAGCACGGCGCGCAGATCGCCGGCTATTCCACGCACTTCGCGTTCTCCTATCCCGTCGCGGGTATGGAGGACCAGTTCAAGGACTCCATCCTCATCGACACCTACCAGTCCTCCAAGGTCGTGGACAGGGACGGCGTGACCCACATCGGCTCCTTCAGGGGCGGGTACCCCATCGCCGAGATCGGCGCGCCCGAGTCCAACGTCCATCCGTATCGCGGATACAAGGAACAGGGCATGAGGTTCGAGATGCAGTGGATCGACATTCTCACCGCCATCTGCCTCGGCCGCAGGGGCGAGGGCTACTACGGATCCTCATCCCTCGAACTGAGCAACCATTTCTGCGGCGACGCGCTCGACATCGACGGTACGTCCATCACCACGGCCAACGAGGCGAGCAATTCGTTCTCCGTGGCCAACTCCAGCCGCTACGCGGACCTCGCCGTCGGCGCGCAGGTCTCCTTCGACTCCGTCACCAACGAATACGGGGCAAGGAACGGCACGACGGTCATCACGCGCACCATCACCGCCAAGACCGTCGGCGATTCCGCGACAACGTTTACCTTCGACGGCGATGCGGTCAACGTCTACGGCAGAAAGCTCCACACCTCCTACATGGCGGCCACGGGCGCGACCGACGGCCTCACCGGCATCTGCGTCTACTCCGATCTCTATCCGAAGGGGTGCCAGCCGTTCAAGCTATTCAATGTTGAGAAGCCGTGGGGCGCGAACGCCATCTGGCTCGACTGGCTGAAGACGGGCGGCACGGGCAATATCAAGATCTGCCAGACCACCGACATGCAGTCCGTGGACTCCTACGCATGGGCCTCGTTCTACTTCGCCGGTTGGAGCACCGGGGCGAACCACGTCAGGACGATGAAGTCCTACTTCGTGCCGAAGGTCGTCCTCCCCGCCGAGACCTTCTCCGGCGACGCCGTCACCTATTACGCCGTCAGGCAGTATTGGCAGTGGAACGACTTCTGCATCCTCCACGGGCGCGCCTACCAGAACCAGATCTACAAGTTCGGAGGCCAGTTCGCTCTCTGCTCTTGCTGCAGCTGCGGCTGGACGTACGTCGAGAGCTACGTGGGCTACGGGTGCTGGGGTCGGTCGTTCAGAGCCGTCCGATAGGGCGGTTCTGCCCCCTCGGGGGTTGTTAAGGGGGCGCGAGCCTCCCTTAAAATAGACACTAAGGGGCCTTTGGCGGAACGGCGCCTCGCCCGTGTGTTGCCGCCACGCGTTCTATCTCTGCTCTTGCTACAACAACGACTGGACGAACGTCGCGAACAACAACTTGAACAACGGGTGCTGGGGTCGGTCGTAAAGGAGTGTCGCCCATAACCAAGGAAAGGGCGGCGGGAAACCGCCGTCCTCGCCAAGGCCCTCGGCCGAGAGGTCGAAAATAGGGCATGGGAAGAGGCCTAGTAGGTTCGATCTCGAAAAGCCTCGAAACTCCCTTAACGAAAGGAGGCAAAGCAATGCCTAAGAAAAACTACGAAGAGATCAAGGACGTTTTCTCCGAGACGGAGCCGAACGAGTTCCGCCTCTACGGAAAGAACGGAGTCGACTACTTCACCAACGTCCAAAAGGTCGACGGCGGATGGAAATACGACATTCTCCGATTCGCGAGCAAGGCCGAGTACGCGTTGTTCCGCCAAGTCAACGGCTAGAACCATGAAACGAGCCGGATACCTCTACGAAAGGGTCGTGTCCGCCGACAACATGGCCTTGGCCATCGACGCAGCCCTCAAGCGGAAGGCGTGGAAGCGCGAGGCGAGCCACATTCTCAACCGCAAGGCCGAGGCGGCCAAGTGGCTCGCGGAGCATCCGTTCCCCGAGAACCGCTACAGGCCGAAGACCGTGACGGATACCGCGTCCGGAAAAGTGAGAAACCTGCTCGTTCCGTGCGCGGCCGATTTGGTCCGCCAGCACGCGGTCATGCAGGTGCTCCAACCGATACTCGAAAACGGCTTCTACGAGCACTCGTATGCGTGCTGAAAAGGATTCGGGGCAACCAAGTGCGCGATGTACGTCAGATCCAGATTGTCCAGGATGGCAAAGCGGAGGACGTACTTCGCCAAGATCGACGTCGTGAAGTTCTACGATTCCGTGGACCTCGGCGTCATGAAGTCGCTTCTCCGACGCTCGATAAAGGATGAGAAGGCCTTGGCCCTCGTCGACGCGATACTCGACGGAACCGGAAGGAAGACCGGCATCCCGATCGGCAACTACACCTCGCAGATCCTGGCGAACTTCTATCTAGCCCCCGCCGATAGGTACGCGAAGCAGACCTTGCGCATACCGCTCTACGTCCGATATGCCGACGACATGCTCATCGCGTCCCACAACAAGCGCGAGCTGAAAAGTCAGGCCGAGGCGCTGATGGCGTTCCTGAGCGACGCGCTCAAGCTGCGGACGCACCGCGAAAGGGTATCTATCCGCAAGCTCTCCGACGATGGCGACGGCTTCGTCGACCTTTGCGGCTTCAAGATCTACCGAAGCCATACCGAAATTCGGAAGCGCACGTTCCGCCGGATCAGGCGCATCGTCTCCAAGCTCGGACGGTTCGTCACGCTGAGGCACGCGCGTTCGCTCATGTCCTATTGGGGGTACGTCAGAAGGGCGGATTGCTTCGCGTGGCAAAGACGCTCGATTCCCCCTGGTCTTGTCAGGGATTGCAGGAGGAGGGTGTCCCTGCACGACAAGGCCGCCTACGCCGCTACCGGCTAGAAAGGATCCGCGATGCGAGACCGCCTCAAGAAGACGTGGAGCACGCGCATCCGCAAAGGCTCCCTGTTCTGGCGGATCAGGTCATTCTTCTGGCGGATTCGGTTCGTGGACGGATTGATCCAAAACAAAAACGAACCGAAAGGCCACGAAAAGAAATGATGGCCTTGAAAGAACGCTCATTTAGAACGTTATAATGATAAAGTCGAAAACCTCCTCTTCCGGGAAGAAGCGAAACCACTTACCGTTCAAGGAGGTTCACAAATGAACGAATTTCTTCAGATCCTTGGCGTTTATAGCGTCAAGGACGTCATCGCCATTGTGGCGGTGGTCATCGCCACATCCCTCATCAAAATCCCCATCAAGCGCGCCGCTTCGAAGTACGCGCAAAACGGTGGGAACAAATCGCTCATCAACAGCCTGATCGTCTTCCTTTGCGTCGTGCTTTCTTTCTGCGCGGCCTTGGTCATGAAACTCATCGAACTCGATTGGGATTGGAGCGCGTTGCCTTGGGCTGACAAGGCCGGCGACGTCTTGCCGCAGTGGGCCATTATCTTCATCGGCGCGAGCACCATCTATGCGATTCTCTGGCAGGCGATCGAGAAGGGCATCGGCGCGGCGTTCCAAGCCGTGGTCAAAGCCATTCAGAAGAAGGGCAATGGCGAAGTCGTGGACATCATCATCGAGAGCGACGCGGCCGTAGCTGCGCCCGTTCCTGCGCTTGAACCTGAGCCAGAGCAAAAGCCCGAACCCGTTGTCAAAAAGAAGAAGGAAGAGCCTAAGCCGGTGGTCAAGGATCCGAATATCAAATACCTCTGATCGTCGTATAAATTTCGTATAAAAATCCATCTAAATACTAAAAAAGTTGAAAAAGATGGAAAACGCATCTTCGCGGAAAACGCAGTATTCATCGGCATTTTCCAAAGAACGCGCAAAGACGAAAAAATACTTACTCGCCCGAAGTGTCGAGGGTTCGAGTCCCCCCTCAGCCACCAAATTTGTCAACAAAAGTTCCGATTCCTTCGATGGCATCGGAACTTTTTTGATTTTTCGGCCGATGAAAAAATGCCGTTTTTAATAAAA